CCGGGCCATGCTGAACGCCAACGGCCTTGACGTACACCAAGTGGACGTGTGGATCGGGGACGTGAACTCCGCGGGCAAGATGGGCGCCGGGTACAAGGTGAACGAGATCCTCGGGCTGGCGCTGGCTCGTGAGGCTGGCCACCATCGCCAGGGCTTTAAGATCGTGACGCCGCAGAAGGGCGCGGGCTCCGTTGACATCGGTGAGAAGCTGTTGAACGCGGGCTTCTTGCGGCGTCAGGTCCGAGTGCATCCCCAGTGCGTTCACGTGATCAAAGGCTTGAAGCACAGCAAGGGCTTGAAGACGGATGAGGCGTTGAAGCACGCGCTTGACGCTTTGCGCTACATTACGCTCGAGCCGTTACAAGCCATGAACACCAATCGCGCGGCTCCCCGTCGCTATCAACTCTGAGGTCTTACCATGCTCCTTCCTGACAACGAAGTTGACGCCGCCCGCTGGCAATACACCCGGATGTGCCGGAACATTCTGGGCGGGACGTGGGAGCTCGAGATCCTGACCCGGATGAAAGAACAGTACGGGCTCAACAACGTCAACAATATGGGCCGTCCGTCTATGTCGGTCAATCTGTACTCCAACACTGTGGACCAAGTGGCGATCATATACACGTCTCCCGGCGTGGTCACGAACGAGCTCCTGACCGACCAGACCGCCGCGATCTGGACTGACGTAATGGAGCAGTGCCACCTTTGGGCCATGTGCCAAGAGATGAACCGGAAGGTGGTTGGGCTGCGGGAGTCCTTCTTTCACATCGTACCCACGAGCTCCGGACTCCAGCTTCAGATCGTGACGCCGGATGAGATCGTGGTCCTCGCCACCACTGGCGACGCGTCAACGCCCACAGCTCTGAAGCGCGCGATCACCATCGCCACCGTGGACGATCACGGGCGCGCGGTTCACCGAGACTGTTGGGAGATCTGGGACGTGAGCGATCCAGCCGCGCCGCGCCATGTCGTGATCGACGGCGCCGGCCTTGACGTAACGCTCCAGTGCTACCCCGATCACACGGGCGAGTACGTCTACACCGATGAGAACGGCCCGTTCCTGCCGTGGGAGTTGTACCGTGGCCGCTACACCGGAGAGACGTTTGACCCGTACTGGGGAAGCGAGCTCGTGCATGGAACGCTGGACATCGCCATTCATTGGACCATGTGGGGCGTGTGTTTGCGGAACAACTCGTGGCCCGTGTCGTGGCTCATGGATGCGGACGTTCCGGGAATGAGCGCCGTGGACAACGTGAACGGCTTCACGAGCTCACCGCCGGACTCCATCGAACTGTCACCCAACTCGATCCTCCGGTTCAAGTCCGAGGGCCAGCCGGGCGTTGGCAAGGTCGGCCAGCTTCAGGCCGCAGACGCCAAGAGCATGGCGGACGCGATCCTCATGAAACAAGCCACGATCTTAAACAACGTAGGCATCCACCCCGACGATCTCAGCCAGTCCGGCCAGCCCCAGTCCGGCGTGGCGATCCAGCTGAAGCGGAGCTACCAGAGGAAGGTGGCGCTTGGCTACGTGCCTATGTTCCAGAGCTCGGATCAAAGGCTGTATGGCAAAATGGCCCGCGTGTGGAACATCTTCTATGGCGGCGCCGTCAAGCTTCCGGTGGACGGATGGAAAGTGGAATACTCGCTTCCGGAGACAAGCACCGATGAGTTCCTAGCTGACCTCAAGCGGGATGAAGCCTTGATTGAGCTCGGACTAAAGAGCACGGTGGACCTTGCTATGAAGCTGTACAACCTTGACGAAGCCGCGGCTATTGCCAAGCTCCAGTCTGTTCGTCAGATGAACACGCTGTTCCCGTTCACTCCCCCAACCGTCAAACTCTAAGGAAGAACAACCATGTCCGACGAACTCAACAACAACGCCGAAGAGCGCATTCAAGCCTTGATCCGCGAGCGGAACGCCGCGCGCTCGGATCTCCAAGAAGCACGCGCGGAGATCGCGTCACTCACCGAGTCCGGCACCGCAACCAAAGGCGCAACCGAAGCCGCGGTCAACGCCGCCAGGGCTGAGATGCAAGCCAAGGTGAACGACCTTGAGGGCCAGCTGCGGCGGAGCTCAAACCGCGCGCTCTTGCTCGAGGACAAGATCCCGGCGGACGGCATGGACGATCTTCTGGAATATCTCGACTACCAGTACGGAAAGATCGCGGTGGATGACGGCGCCGAGAAGCCCGCGTTCGGCGACTGGTACAAAGAAGCCCGCAAGTCCAACAAGGTTCTCCGCGCTGCCATGAAGCCGAGCGTGGCCGCTGGCGCGCTCGAGGACTCCACCGAAGTGAAGCCGGAACCCAAGGCCGCGCCACGTCCGGTGGCCAAGACCAACGTGGTCCCGGTTAAGCCAGGCGAGTCTGGCCGCGAGGTGGATTTAGGCAAGATGAAGATGGGGACGCCGGAATGGAACGCCGCCAAAGAGCGGCTCATGAAGTCAGCGTTCGCCCGTAGTTGACATTCTGGCGCGCGGTGGTAGTCTACCTGTGAGCGGTCGCCCACGTGACGGGTATTCCACAGCGGTGGCCCACGTGAAGGGCGGAAGAAGCCAGTAAACACCTTCTACCACTTTACGGAGGCCACCATGGCCGCAGATACCTACGCCAGTCTAAACTCCGATCTCGGTCTTGCCGCCTACCTGAACATGGCGTTCATCGAGCTCCTTCACGAAACCAAAGACCTTAAGGAAGTGGCCCAGTACTTCCCGTTCACCGGCGGCGCTGGTTCGGCTGCCATGAAACTCCGCCAGATCCAGCCCGTGGACGCGTTCACCGCCCCCGGTGAGGATACCGCGCCTTCGATCACCAACTTCACCACGGCCAACAAGACCTTGACCGTGGCCAAGGCGAATCTGTACCGCTCGGTAACTGACCTCGCGTTTATCACCGGTGAGATGGAAGCTCAGCAGCTCGTGAGCTCGTTCGCCAAGAGCTTGGTGTACTACCGTTCTTCGTTGATCGCGTCGCTCGGTGCGGGCTTCACCGCAAACACCGCCGTGGGCTCCTCGGGCGTGGCGCTCACCGTTGACGCCGTTTACGCCGGTATGTTCGCGCTCCGTAAGGCGCTTGTGGTTGGCGATCTGGACTTCGTTTCTCACCAGACCGCGATCACCCAGTTCCAAGCGTCGCTCCGTGGTGAGACTGCTACCCCGTTCCAGATCGCTCCCGCGACCATGGGCGCGCTTGGCAACGACGCCACCGGGAACACCTTGTTCAGCTGGATGGGGATCAACTTCCGTTCACACGCCAGCGTTCCCAAGATCAACACGAACCTGAACTACTCGGGCTTCATGGTTGGCAAGGGCGCCATCGCGTTTACCGAAGCTCCCGTGTCTGGCTTCATCCGCCAGTACGCGTTCAACCCGCAGACGCTGGCCGGTGAGGAAGCGATCATCTGCCAGGACCTCAGCACTGAGGCCAAGGGCAGCCGCTCGTGGATCTGCCACTACTACCCGGGCGTCACCGAGCTCGAGGACGCGCGCGGCGTTCAGGTCGTTTCCGCAGTCTGATAGTCAATCACCGGGCGCCCCTGTTGTCGGGGCGCCCCCTCTTGGAGAACATGGATCTCACCGCCAAAAGCTTTTCCCCTGAACGCGTCCGCACCTCCAAAGAGGCCAGGGACTATCTCCCCGTTGAATGGCTCAACAACGTGCATGAGCTCATGCACAAGCCGCTTGACTGGGAAGCCAAAGACGGCGCGTGGCTTCCGATCCTGTCTCCGATTTTCTTTCTTCGAGGACTCAACAACTACGATGACTCCGGCCAGACCGATCCCGAAGCCGTTCGGCGCATCTACCGCGCCAAAGGCTGTGCGTGCATCGTTCCGGATGATGATCGCCTTGGTGAGTACAAGCACTACATCGCCACAGTACCGGCCACGAACCCGGCCTATGGTTCGGTGGGGAAGTACTACCTCACCATCTTCGAGTCTCCTGAGATGGTCGCCGGGCGCGTTATCTGGCGCCGGGACGACAAAGCCTATGACGCGTTCCGCGCCCACCTCGTGGCTGTCGGGATCTGCATCATGAACTCGACTATCGCGGAGCTCGTGATCGCGGCCAAGCGTGAAGCGTTGTCCACGATGGAGCAGGTTCCGATGAACACCACGAGCAAGCAACGCACGATCACCAAGCTCACCGCCGACATAGCGGACATGGAAGCCCTACTGGGTGGACTGACCAAACCAAAAGCCGCAAGCGTGAAGCGCACGTTCCGCGTTGAACGCGATACAACCTCCCCACACTCGGACTGAACCATGCCCTATTCTTCTGGCGATCTCGTGACTGTTGAAGGTGTCGAATACACCGTGTCTGGACCCGTTGACGCGTTTACCGTCGTTGACTCAGACGGGAACGAGATGGTCATGACCATGGCCCAGCTGGAGGGCGCCGAAGAGTCCGAGCCGGAAGAGCTCGAGATGCCGGCCACGCTCAAAGACGTGAAGCCCGCGGACCGCTCCAAGGTCAAGGCCGCTATGGCCAAGGCGGCGTTCGGTGGCTACTGAAACTAAGTTCGTCGGGACTGGTTCTGGCGAACAGCCAGGATCACGCCAGGCCATGGACGCGGTTACACGCGATTTCATCAAGGGCGGCGTAAAACCGTCCGAAGCGGAGCGTAAAGCCCGCGAGCTTGCCAAGGACTGGGACCGCCGCAACCGGTAACAGAAGAGATTCACACTTTCCCCTTCAGGAGTTCATATGCCCGCAACTATCAAAAGCACCACCCCGTTCCAGTTCTATCGCCGGCTCGCTCTTGGAGGCGACGGTATCGCGGAGCAGACGATCACCGCCGCGCTCACGATCACGCCGTATTATGAAGAAGTGATCGCGCTGAACCCGTCCACCGGAACCCGCGTGGTCACTCTCCCGACCGCCGCTGAGGGCGCAAAGAAGGGGATGTACCATGTGATCTTCAACTCGGGCACCACCTACAACCTCACGATCAACAAGCCAAGCGCCACCACGCTCAGCACGTTGGCCCCCGGCCAGAGCTGTATGGTTGTGTTTGGAACGGCGTGGACGCTGGCCCAGGCTTCCCCCACCTCGTTCAAGTCCTCGGAGCAGACCGGGACTGGTAGCCCGCAGACCGTGGCCCACGGGCTGGCCGTGGTCCCGTCGCTGTTCTATGCAGTGCCCAGCAACCTTACGGGCGGCGTGTACGTTGTCTCCGCTGAATCTGCGGACGCCACGAACGTGACGCTCACCGTGACCTCTGGCGAGAAGTTCAAAGTCATCGCAGTCAAGTAAGGAGTTCGCGCCATGTACTCCATTGACTCACAGCTTCCCTCATTCTATGAGAGGACACGGGCTCAGACCGTGACCCTACCTGTCTACTCGGGCGGGGCTGTTGTGTCTGTGGCGTCTGGCGTGTTCACACTGCGGGACCAAAGCACCAACACGGTGGTAACCGGCGCCACGGTCCAGACCGCTGGCGTCCCGGCCTACACTGTGCTGGCGACGGACATTCCTCTGGCCACCTCGCTTTCAGCGTACTGGCAGGAAGAGTGGGTCTTGACGTTCGGAGACGGCCACGTGGAGACGTTCAGGCGGGACGCGTACTTGTGTCTCCGCTTGCTCCATCCCACCGTGACCGAGCCGCTCTTGATCCGGCGCGTGGCTGACCTCTCCGCAGTCCGTCCGCCCACGATCTCCAGCTATCAACCGTATCTGGATGAAGCGTGGGGCATGTGCCAAAGGCGACTTCTTCAGGACGGCAAGCGGCCATACCTGATCATGAATGACTACGCGCTGACCGATTGGCACGCGGCCATGAGCTTGGACTTGATCTTCACGGACCTGTCCACGTACAGCGGGGACGGGCGGTTCGGTGAGCGGGCTGTAGTCTACCGCGAGGAGGCCATAGCGGCGTTCAACCGGCTGCGGCTGGAGTACGACATGAGCGAAGTGAACACCCGCGCGAGCTCCGCGCCGTCTGTCGCTGCCAGACCACTCATTTACACCAACTACGCTCCGAGCATGGCCTACCGCCCGTTCGGACCTCGGAGGATCTGACCATGCCCTACGTTTCAACTGTCACCGGCCCCACGATCTCTGTGATCAAAGGCCGCGCCACCTACCGCTGGACCGTGGCAGAAACCGGCGCCGCGCCCACCGACACGTGGACGATCACCGGAGCGCCAGCTGTCGGGACGATCACGTTGTACCGCGCCAACCTGACCGCCGGAACCGGAGTCACGATCAACCCCAGGCTGGGTCGTACCGTTGGATTCACCACGACCACGAACGATGTGATCGGGGTGTCGGCCACCACGGCGGCGCTGATCAACGACGGGACCAACCTGAAGTATTCTGGGCTTACCGGAGCCAATATCTTCGGGCGCTCTCTGCCCAGCAACGCCGCTGCCGACCACGCTATCTCGACTGAGATCGTGATCGTGGAAGGAGTGGACGTATGAGCTGGTCACAGAACACCGGCGCGTCTACCGGCGCGTCCCTGCCAACCGGCTTTATGGCGCAACAATACGGTGTTGGATCAATGGCGGATCTCACCGTGGGGACCGGCACTACCACCACGCTGGCCAAAGACTCGTTCTACAACAACGTCACGATCCAAGGAACAGGCGTGCTCAAGACCGCGGGCTGGCGGCTGTTTGTGTCGGGCACGCTGACTATCTCCAGTGCGGGCTCGGTGAACGACGACGGCCTAACGTCCACAGGAACGAGCGGCGGCGCAGGGTTGGCCTCACGCGGCTCCCTCGGTGGCCAGTCTGGAGCGGGTGGCAACGGGAATATAAGTACTGCCAACGGTTTGGCGGGCTCAGGCGCGGGCGCGTGCAGCATGAACAATATCGGCACCCTGCCAAACGGTGGGGCCGGTGGGGCCGCTTTCGGCGGTGCTCAAACCGGTGGAGCCGGTGGTTCTGCAACGGGCGGGACCACGCTCCAAAGCGTGTGGGGCTCGTGGGATCAAGGCCGCATGAACAGTGGCGTGGTTTTCACTGGCGGGGCTGGCGGCGGTTCGGGCTCGAGCTCGTCCGCAACGTCCGCGAGCTCGGGCGGTGGCGGC